CGTGCCGTTGGTGAGCGCCCAGTGCGTCGCCGTGCCGGTTCCGGTCACGCTGCCGTCCGTAATGGCCGGAACAGTAACCTTGCGCCCGCTCGGGGTGCGGTCTGCGGGTGCGCCGGTCGTCAGGCCGGTCTTGTTGCCAAGCGTGTAGGTGCTCGTCGCCTCGGCATAGGTCGTCGGCTCCTGCGAGCAGATGTCGATACGGGTGCCGTCGTTCACGTCGCCGAGGGCGGCGTCGAAGGCGGCGTCACGGATAAATGCCATGTCAGTCCTCCGCCTGCGCGGTCAGTTGGTCCAGAGTCGTCTGCAAGGCCGCTTCATCACGCGGGCCGCGCAGGTATTCAGCGATGATTGAGGTGCGGCGGTCGCGGGACTGTTCGGCTTGTGCGAGTGCGGCCTTGACCTGCGCGATCTCCGACTGCACGCCCTCGATTGCAGCGTTCTCGTCCGGATCGTCTCCGTCACTATCCTCCTGCATGCCTGCCAGTTGAGCCTGTAGCGATTGGATTGCGCTCTCGTACTGCGCAATCTGATGGTCTTTGGCCTGCATCTCGCGCTGGAAGGCGCGGTCGACTTCGGCGCGGTAGTCCTCGCGGTCCCACTGCTCGCGCTGGACTGCCATGCTCTCCTCGCGCTGCATGCGCTTGGCGAGTTCGGCATCCATGGCCTTGCGCTCGGCTTCCGCCTTGGCCGCTTCACGCTCGGCGCGGCGCTCTTCGAGTTCGCGCTCCTTGAGGGAGAATTCCCGCTCGCGCTGCTGTGCTGCGACCTGCTCGGCCTGCATCTTCTGCTCGTCCACGCTGGCAAGCTGCTGCTGCGCCTGCTCGAGCGCCTGCCGCAGCTCCATGACCTGCTGTTGCAGGCCGGCAAGCTGCTGTTCGGTCGCTTCCCCGTTCTCGTCGTCCGGGCCGATAAGTTCTTCCAGGTCGATGCGCTCGTCGTAGCGGCGCAGCGTTTCCTTGAGCAGCTGACGCAGAACCGTAGCCATGCGTGGGTTTCCGGCCATCTGCAGCTCGAAGATTTGCCCGATGGTCTCGCGCATGAGCGGCAGTAGTTCGGCCCACTGCTCGCGCTCTTTGGCCTGGTTGGGCTTGGCGGTAGATCCCGCCCTGATCTCGATGCTGATGAGCTGGAATACTTCCGGCTTGGGCATCATGGGCCAGACGGCTTCGGCCCCGGCGATGTATTGCACCTGCGGCACCGTGAGTTCTTGCAGGAGCATTTCGGCCGCAGCGACCGCCATCTCCTCGATGATGTCCTCAACGATATCCCGGCGGTAATCTGACCGGCTCATAAGGCCGGCTTGCATGATCTCCGCTTCCGTCGCCGTCTTGGCTTCCACAATGCCGCCCGTCGAGGCATCACCACGCCCGGAAACCATCTCCATGTCCCCGCGAATGGGGGTCGTGTCGTACACCATGGGGTTGAGGTCGATACCCGGCAGGCTGCCAAGATCGTCCTGCAACGGCTCGCCCGGCTTTCCCTCTACGCCGATGATGTCGCGCGAGCGCCGGTTGGCGATGTTGGTTAGGTCCTCGTCGGTGAGGTTGCCCGACTTGCGGTACAGGCGCACCGGCATGGATTCTTCTCGCGCCTCAGCGAACTGAGTGCGGGAGGCGTTGTATTCGTCCTGCAGCTCCCGTTGCAGTGACGTGTCCGGCAGGGCCTTCATGGATCCGTCCAGATGGTTCCAGCCGATGCGGTAGAAGGGATACCAGCGCTCGGCCTGCTTGGTCGGGGCATAGGGCTCTCGCGCCCACATCTTGGCCCCTTCGCCGAAGGTCATGACGCAGTTGTTGCTGAGGTGCCAGAGTTCATGCACGCAGACCAGTTCCGGGGCGTGCTCGTTGCTGCCCGGGTTGCGCTGCGTCGCCTTGAGTGAGCGGTCGTGGTAGATGTTCGGCGCGCCCTCGGTCGGCCACTTTCCGAACCGCTCGCAATACTCGTCCTTGGTCATCCAGATCATGTGATCGATGGCCTCGGACTGGACGTAGGCTTCAAAGTCGATAACCGTCTTGTCGAGGATCATGATGTCCTCGGTCAGGATGCGGTCGATCACCAGCCCCTCTACCACTGCCACCTCGACCTGCTGCTGCAATCCGTCGATGAGTTGCCGGATCTCGTCACGCTGGCGCTGCACGTCGCGGCTTTGATCTTCGTCCTCGGTCTGGCGGATCAGGTGCTCCAGTCGCGCCAGGTTGTCCTGCGCGTCGTGGATGCGGTTCTTGATGATGGGGTCGCTGGCCTGGTCGCGCTGGTAAATCATCTTCAACCAGCCTTCGCCCGTATTCATCACCGAATACAGGGCGCCCCGGCAACGTTTCTTGAGGTGGGCGTCGAGCACGAACATGCGGTCGAGCACGAGTTCCATCGTCTGCGCGAACTTGCGGGCGGCCGGGTAGTAGTTGGCGCCGACCGACTTGGACGGACGCACCGCGATCTCGGGGTTCTTCGCGTAGACGTGCGGGACGATGGTCGCCTGATTGGCGTAGATGAGGTTGGTGCGGACGAGGCCGCCCTTGCCGTCGTCGTGCTGCGTGCCCTTGGCGTATTCGCGGTTTTTCTCGTACTCCGCGCAGTCCTTTTCATGCTGCGGCCGGGCCGCCGTGATGCGGTCCTGCCACTGTTTGAGGAGCGGGGGGCAATAGTCGCCCCCCGGCTCCATCTTCTCAGCGGGTACGGCCATCAGATGATGATGTCAACCTCGACACCGCCGGCCGTGTAAGCCGACACGTTGAGGTACATCCAGCGGCGGAGCTTCATCTCGCGATACTCGTCGATGCCGTCGTTGGTGGCGCCCGGCACCGAGAACGCCAGGCCGTCCTGCGTGGCGATGTCCTCGAAGTAGGTGGCCAGATCGTCCTCGTCCGACGCCAGGATCTCCGCATCGGTCGCCGTGCTCATGTTGCCCATGACGGCGAAGGTGCCGTCGAAGGCGACGTTATCGGCGGTGAGGTGAGCATGCGCGACGGCCGAATGACCCTTCATGAACGGCGTGGTGTCCATCACCGCAGCGATCACTGCCTTGGTCATGGTCGGGCTGCCGTTGCCGACCGAGCCGACGAGGTTGCCGGTGGTGGCCGACTGGCGATCATAGGTCCAGATGCCGTTCGCTGCCGTGTTGCCGGTCACGCCGAACACGCCGACGCGTTCGTATGCCTGGAACTTGGCGCCGGAGACGGTGGCGACGATGGGGGTTGCGTTGGTGGCGCCGCTGATCTCGACACCGCGCGCGGCACCCGTGCAGACGCCGAGCGAACGAATCTTCTTGGGGAACTGGGACATGGTTTCATCCTCCAGCAGAGACCGGCCCTGCCAGCCGGCACGGCTTCGATGACCCCGTGCGGTCTTGGCGCACCATGCGCCTGTTCCCCGCGTTTATCGCTTGCGCCGCACCTCGCTGTCGATAACGATGCCGGGGTTTTCGGTAGCGCCGGGCGGCTCGATGCCCATCTCCGATGCGAAGGCGAACGTGTCGGCGTGTTGCACGGTTTCCAGCAGCCCCATCTGCGCCGTCTGGCGGGCTTCTGCGACGTTGGCCGCGCTGATCAACATGGCCTCTCCGCCGAGCAAGCACTTCTCATACTTGCGCCCTGCGACCGAGCCCGAGACGCTGAACAGAAACAGCCCCATGCGCTCGCCGTCGATCTCGGGCAACTCGCCTTCAAGCTCGGCGTGCGCGTCCTTCATGAGCCTGAGCGTGTCCAGCGTGATCCACTCGCGGCGCTTCTGCAGGGCGGCGATCATGCCTTCCAGCGCGGACTCGGCGGCAATCTGCACCACGGCCTCGCGCTCGGTCTGCGGGCTGGAGTCGAATGGGCTGACCTTGTCTGGCTCCGTCTGCCGCTTGTCGAGGCGCGCATGGCGACGCTTGCCGGACTGCGGGGCGAATTCGCTGGGCGTGGGGAATCTGAATGTCATCCTCGTCTCCCTCTGTAGATGGATTTGCGCTTGTTGGCATTAGTGTCGGTGGCCTGGATGAGCCAGTCGAAGGTGCCGTACTCCGGCTTCGCTGGACCCTGTTGCGGAGCGGCCTGCCCGCGCATGCTGTAGACGAGCCGACCCAACAGGCCCAGCGCGTCGTGGTCGTCGTCTCTGGTCGTCGCACCGAATCGCAGCAGGCGGTCGAGGAGTCCGTGCGACCAGTCGGCGTTGCGCGGCAGGAACACGCGCCGTTGCGCCGCCAGGGCGCGGAATGCCTGCCCTCGCTGCGCCTTGTCCCCGCTGACGCTGAATGGCGTGCGGTGACACCATGCGCCGCTCCGTTGCTGCTCGAGGTCGATAAACGGACCGAGTGACTTGGTGATTTGCCCGGCTTCCTCGGCCCAATCGACGGGTTTGTGTTCAAGCACCAGCCGGATGAATTGCTTTATCCACTCGTCGGAGGCGGTCTGCCCGGTCCAGTAGTCGACGAGATAGATGTCCTCCATCATTTTCGGGCCTGCGACAGCCGCCACGACGTGGGTCGTCCAGTCTCCACCGCCCTCGGTGACGGCGTAGTCGCTCGCGCCGTAGTAGCGCACGTGCTTGGGCAGCTCGTCGTACCAGCCGAACCACTCGCGGCGGTAGTAGTCGCCCTCTTCCGGGGCCGGGCGTTGCTGATAGAGCGCGGACCAGTTGCGCGGGGTCTGCGAGATGCGCTCCTGTTCGAGATACCAGCGCGGCACGTAGTCGGGCCAGTAGGATTCGCCCTTATCGCGGCCTAGGATGTCGTCGTCCCGCTCTGCGAGGGCTTGGATGGAGATGACCAGCCACCACTCCCCGTCGCGCGCCCTGATCCAGCCGGATTCGCCGCTGTAGCCCTCCGGCAGGATGCGGCCGCAGATGTCGTCCTCATGCCATCGGGTGTTGATGATGATTATGCGGCCCGTTGCACCCCGTAAGCGGCTGCGCACGTCCGCTAGATACCAGTTCCACGCCCGATCTCGCTTGATCTGGCTGTCGGCGTCCTCGCG